CCTCAGCGCTTTCGGAGTAGCTCCACTCGGTGACCTCGCCGACAACATTCGCGCCGACCTTGACTAGCCCGGTTGAGCCGTGATGAACAGCCATAGTGCAAACCTCTCAGGCACAAAAAAGCCCTGCTCGCTGGCAGGGCCGGTTGATTTGATCGCGGCACGGCGGCCGCGTCTGCTACAGCACCGGGTGACCCGGCGGGACTCGATACAGCACCGAGTAGACGATCCGCATCAGCCCCGATGGCTGGTCGGCGTCGCCCTCGATGTTGATCTCTGCGCGCTCGTAGGCGATGGCCAGCACATTGGCTGGCCGCGTCGCGGACACCAGCGCGCCCTCGATCTCCAGCGCCATTTGATCCAGCGCGGCATCCAGCCCCTGGGTCAATTTGTCCAGCGCCTCGATCTCGACCTCCAACTCGCGATAGTCGCTGTCTCGCGTGCCGCCCTCGCCCGCCTCCTCGCGCCCGGTCAGGACGTTGAGGGCCGGCAGTTGGTGGGCGGCGTAGCGATGCACGCGGCTGCTGTGCACGCGCGTGCCGGTCGCCGGCAGGCCGGTCAGCGTGGCCGCAACCCACTCGCGGATAGTGGTCCGAGCGTGGGTCACGGCGCGTCGCTCTCAGGCCCGGCGGACACGGCGCCACTGGCCGCCGGAACATGCGGCTGCACCAGACCCAGCGCGCCGAGTTGCTGGGCATCTCGGGCACTGATGGCGACCGGCTCGGGACCGGGCGACAGCGGCTGGCCGCTGGCCCGACAGGGCTGCAAAACGACAACAGGCACGGGGTCGATCATGCCGACACCTCCAGGATGATGCGCACCAGGCCGGCGCCATCGGGCTCGCGGCCGATGACCCGGTACAGCCCGCCATCGACCAGCACCTGATCCACATGCTGCACCCCGCGCGCCTCGCACTCGTGGCAGGTGATCGTGGGTCTAAACCCCTCAATCCCCTGCGATTCGACGTATTCGCGTTGAAAAATCGCACGAAACGGCGAGACGCCGCGGGCGGTGACGGTGGCTGTGGACAGATGATCGATGACGGCCGCGTTTTTGCGGGCGAGCAGATCAGCGAAATCAGGCACGACGCGCGCCGGATCAGGTGCGCTTGGCGCGCTGCAGCATCGCCGGGCGCGTGCAGTAGTGCAGCGGGTAGCTGTAGATCTCCGGCCGCACCCAGGCGTCGCGGTCGCGGTCGCGCACGACCATCGCGTACAGCTCCCGGCCGGGGGTGTTCACAAACGGACCAAATTCCGCCGGGGTCAGGGCAACCTCGAAAACGCCGGGCGCGTTCGCGGGGAAAAATTTGGCCTTGTCTGCAGCCACCGCGACCTTCGAATCGTCGTCCGTGCCCCAATATTTCATGAACACGATGCCGCCGTACTCAATCCGCTGCGTGCGACCCAGCACGCCCTCCAGCCCATCCCGAAAACCACCCTGCAGCATCGAGCGATAGATCTCGCGGATCTCCGGGTGTTTAATCAAATCGCGCCAGAAATTGGTGCCGCACAGCCCGACCATGTAGCTGCCGGGCTGCCACGCGCCACGCGCTGCCCGGCGGGCCTGGTCGACCACCTGATCACAGACACCCGCCAGCGCGCCGGACGCGGGGGTGGCTGCGTCGAGATCAAAATCGATCTCCGCCGGCTGCGACACTCCCAGCTCCGTAAACCAATTAAACAGCGTCGAGCCGTCGGCGTCGTTGACAATCCCCTGCACGGCGCCCAGGCGCATGTGCTCGTGGGTCAGCTCTACCGCGGCGCGCAGGCCGGTATCGCCATTGAGCGATTGCTCAACCTCGCGCACCATTTGTTTGAGCTCGGACTCACTGCCAAACGCGCGCACGCCCTGGATCTCCTCGGCCGTGATCGTCTGCCCGCGGGCCAGGCGCACCGCGGCGAAACTGCGCAGATTGCGCTTGTCTGCCTTGCGCTCATCCAGTGGCGCGCCCGGCGCGCTGGTTTGGATCAGAGACAGCGTGCCCTCCCGCTCCTCAATGGCGACGGAGCGGGTGCGCACCGGCCGGGCGGCGAACAGACCCATACTGCCCAACAGCTGGGGCTTGTAGGGCATGCTGTTGACTGCGGCGGTCAGCGACGTCATCGCAAATGCGTTGCTGTTGAAAATATCCATGCTGGCCATGTCTGTGTTACCTCGATCAGCGGACGATGATGCCGAGCGCGGCCAGGGCAGCGATTGCGGCGGATTTGTTGGGGACAGAGATACCGGCGGCCCAGGTCAGCGACGCGCTATCGACCTCAGCATCGCGGGCGGTGATGGTGCCGCCGACATCGCCGGCACTGGCGTCAACGGCCGCATACAGCACGGCTGCGGCGGCCTGGGTACCATCGCTGGCAGCGGGGTCGTGCGCGGCGTATTTGCCGGATGCGGTTACCCGCCCGAGCACCGTTCCGGCGGCCAGGTTTTGGCCGCTGAGGATGGTGGCTGCGTCGCGACTGCGGGTGCCGGAGGCCTCGGAGATCAGGTGCTCGCCGGCGTGATTGGATTCGGTCAGGGTGGTCATGTGGTGAGTCCTCAGGCGGTACGTTCGGCGATCACGCCCTGCCACAGGGCGGCGGCGTGCTGCTCGTCGGTCAGGGCGGCGGCGGGCGTGTTGTCACCCACATCCGGGTTATCGACGCCAGCCATCACGGTGGCGAAATCGGTGTGCGCGGTGCTTTCCAGCGTCGCCGGCACCGGCGCGGCAGCGAGCACTTTGCCCGCCTGCTCGACGGTCATATCCGTATCGAGCGCCAGGGTGGCCGCCATTTCGGCGCGGCCGGCAGCGGCCTCGCAGCGCAGGATGCCGCCAATGCGCTCGCGCTCTGCGGTGATGCCAGCGGCCACGCCCTCGGCGTGGGCCGCGGCTTCAGCCGCTGCGAGTTGGGCGGGGTCGATAGGGGCCGGGGCGAGATCTCCGGCGGCAGACTGGTTAGGACCAGACATGGCTGCACCTCCATGGGGCGTGCTGTAGTGGCGCGCGCTGGCGCCGGATTGAGCCTGTGCAAACAGGCGGGATAATTCGTCGGCTTCGCTGGATACTCGATCCGCAAAACCGACGGAGATGGCAGCGCCACCCTGATAAATCTGCGCCTCGGTGGCGCGCACGGCATCGACGGACAGGCCGCGGTGACGCGCCACCGTGTCAACGAATAGCGCGTAGGTCTCATCTATCCGGGCCTGCATATCGGCGCGCACATCGTCCGGCAGCGCCTGGTAGGGATTGCCGTCGATTTTGTGCGAGCCGGCGTAAACATACGTGACAGCCACACCCTGCTGGTTCAGCGCCCCGGACAGATCGGCGTGCGCGGTAACCACGCCGACGGACCCGGTGGCGGCCGTGCGTGTTACGGCAACCTCGCTGGCGGCGCTGGCAATCAGGTAGCCGGCGGACAGGGCCGCATCGGACACGATGGCGCTGACCGCTTTGACGCCAGCAGCCGCCCGCACCCGATCGGCAAAATCAAACGCCCCGGCCGCCTCGCCGCCGGGCGAATCGACGATCAGCGCAATCCGCCGCACGTCGTCATCGTCCAGCGCCTGCGTCAACGCCGCGGACAGGCCGGTGTAGCTGGTCAGGCCAGACATGGCGTCCAGGCCGCTGCCGCGGTGCACTGTTTTGCCGTGCACATTGATCACCGCAACATTGCGGATAACCTCGTACCCGGCGTGGCGTTGCGCACGATCATCGTAGTGCGCCATTTCCGCATCCGGCAGATTCAACCCGCCCAATCGCTCGCCGAGTGCGTGCATTGTGGCGTGCAGCGCCGGGCCGTGGATCAGCAGCGGCTGGTTAAACAGCCGGCTGGCTATGCGCTGGTATTGCATATTGGCTCCCATTAAGACGCGCGCTGCGGGGCGGGCGGCACGTCGTCATCATCATCGGCATCCGGGTCAGGGTCATCCGGGTCTATCTGCTCGCCCGCCGCGAGCGGCGCGGCCTGCGCAGGGCTCAAACCCAATTGCGCCAGGTGCGCATGCTCGCGAGCGATCTGCGCCACCTGATCTTCCCAATCCTCACCGGCCTCGGCATAAACCGCCTGCAGCGTGGTCTGATTGGTTTCCAGTTTGATTTTGTTGGCATTGGCCGTTTTTACCGGGTCAATTGGCAGATGCCCGACACCGATCCACTGCGCGCCGCAATAGGCGGTTTTGTTGGCATAAAAATCCGGCGCTTCGATAAGCCCAGAATTCGCCGCTTCCTCTAAGAACAGCGCATACACCTGATTGCACCAGCCGCCCGCCAACCATTTTCTTCGGCTGTGAAAATGCCGCCATGCCTCCAGCAATGCAGCGCGGGCGCTGGAAAAATTGACCTTGCTGAAATCCTTGGTGACCAGCAGGCCAGGCATATTCATGCCGACCGCGATCTCGTTTGCGATGTGCGACATGAAATCGGCATAGGCCGTCGCCGGCCGCTGAGGCGCGAAGCCGCCAACTTTTGCGCCGACGGGCACTTGCAAAAATGCGCCGGAATCCAGATTGCCTCGCCAGCCGTTGTAGGCCTCCATCAAATCCTCCGGATTGGACCCGAACATGGCGGAGATTTCCTCGCCGCTCAAACTGGACTCAATGATCGCGGCGATTTTTGCATTAACCAGCGCCGCCTGTAATTCGGTCAACTGGTAATGGCCGCTCATTTTCAATGAGGCCATCACCGTGCTCGCAATAGGCACGCCCCGCTTCTGCCCGGGGCGCTGCGCATCGCGCAGATGGATGACCCGCGCCCGGCCCCAGCGCGTGCGCGCAGGGATGCGCTGCCACTGGTGATCGCGCGCGGTGTACAGATCATCGCCGGGGTGTGCCATGCGCACGTGATACGCGGCCGGCTCGCCCAGGCGGCGCGTCTCGATGCCGCCGCGCAGCTGGTCTGCGTCCGGCGCGTCGTTGGGGTTGCTCAGGCGGTCAGCCTCGACCAACTGCAGCGCGGTCGCCCAGCGCGTGGTGGCGCGCTGCGGCAGCCACATCGGCAGCGCCAGCGCGTCGCCGCTGATTAGCGCGGCGCGCAACGCCACCTGCGTCGCGCCGTGGAAATCCAATCCGCCATCAACGGTAAACGCGGGTGTCTCGGCAAAATCGCGCCACAGCGCCTCCACGCGGCGCGACCACTCCGCGGCCTGCTCTGCCGACCAGCCCAGCAGACGCGCATTTGGCCGGGCGTTGAGCCGCAGCACAGGCCCGACAATGTTGTCGACCTGCGTCTGCACCGCGCCCGACAGCATGGCGTTGTTGCGGCCCAGATCGCGGGATCGATCGCGCAGCATGCCCAGCTCTGGCAGCACGTCGGCATCCGG